CAATGCAGGGGATACTCGGTGTAGAGATGAATAAACCCCTGCATCTTGAGGATAATGTAGAAGAAACAGAAGGGCTAAAACAATCGTTTGACAGACTGTTTGGTACAGGAAAACTATTCTTATATGATCACTTTGGATCTATTGATCCAGATAGATTAGTTGAACAGATACAGTATCTTGCAACAGCAGAAGGTGTAGATGTTGTTATCTTGGATCATTTAACAATAGTTGTTTCTGGTATCAGCGATTTGGATGAGAGAAGAGCTTTGGATGTGGTTTGTACAAAGCTTAGACAGGTGGTTGAATCTACTGGTATAGGTTTAATTATTGTTTCTCACTTGCGTAGACCTGAAGGTAAAGGACATGAGGAGGGTAACAAGGTTAGTCTTAATCATTTAAGGTCAAGCCATTCAATAGCCCAACTATCTGACTTGGTAGTGGCCTGTGAAAGAAACCAGCAATCGGAAAGCTATGCAGAAAGAGCAGAACTACAGTTAAGAGTATTGAAGAATAGACACACAGGAATGACAGGACCAGTAGATAAATTATTGTATGACGAAAAGACAGGAAGACTTGTAGTACCTATGGAAACTTACTTCGGAAACTAATGACTTTACTAATTGATGCTGATTGGCTTATCTATTCTTCATGCTGTGCCTGTGAGCAAGACATACAGTGGGATACTAACCTACACACACTTCATGCAGATGAAAGAGATGTATATGAAATGATTGATGGTAGAGTTGCACACTATCAAACCATTGCTGAAGGTGATAAGAATGTTGTCATGTGCTTTACAGAGTATCCAACATTTAGGCACACAATATATCCAGAATACAAAGCTAATAGAAAACATAAAAGAAAACCTTTAGGTCTTCGTAAAATTATTGAAGGGGTAAGAGAAAGATATACATCAGAAAGCTACGCAGGTTTGGAAGGAGATGATGTGATGGCTATCCTTGCAACATCAAAAAAATATGACAACCCAATAATAGTTTCAGTTGATAAGGACATGAGATCTGTACCTTGTACACTGCTTGCAGGTGATGACATGGAGCTTATAACTAGACGTAAGGCTGATAGGCATTGGATGATACAAGCCCTTACAGGGGACAGTACAGATAATTACTTTGGTATAGATAAAGTAGGTCCAGTAACAGCAGAAAAGATATTAGGTGAAGCTAAAACACTTGAACAGATGTGGGAGAAGGTAGTAGCAGCTTACGAAAAGAAGAAATATAACTTTGCTGATGCTGTTCTAAATGCACAGCTTGCAAGAATACTAAGAGATGGAGACTTTGACTTTGATACAGGTGAAGTGTCTCTTTGGACTCCATAAAAAAACACCAACAACGCAGTAGCATGGGCTGTTGGTATTTCTTTAGTTGCCTGGATAAGCATATCAACCTTATCACACAAATTTTAAGTTGCTATACTTTATTCCATAAATTGACATATACTAAATATAAATCTTTTTAATTCATGGCATCTGAAAAATTACCAGTAATTACAGATGAAATGATTTTTGCCTTAGATCAAATCTTTCCGCATCGCCATCCCGATTTGTCTTTAACTGATAGAGAGGTATGGTATAAAGCAGGGCAACGTTTTGTTGTTGACTTTCTTATTGAGCAACAGAAACGTCAAAAAGAAACAATGCTTACTAACAAAGTTTTAGGGGATTAATTATGTGTCTTGGAGGACCACCAAAGCCAAAGCCTTTACCAGCACCTAGGCCAACAGCACCACCACCAGAAAAGACTGCTAAAAATGTAGTTACTGGAACACAAAGAAAGACAGAATCTTCTGCTGGCAAACAAGGTCAAGTTAGAGTGAGATCTGGTACAGAATCTTTAAGAATACGAAAACCAAAAGGCATGGTTAGAGGTGGAAACTTAAATTATTAAAATGGAATACTCATCAAGTGGACAGACTGCTGCTGGTCGTTATGAACAGTTGCAAAGTAATAGATCTACTTTTCTTAGAGAGGCGAAAGAATCTTCTAAGCTTACTATTCCTAGTCTTATACCAGAGTCTGCAACTGGTACAAGATCACGAATAAAAACTCCCTTTCAAGCTCTGGGAGCAAGGGCTGTAAATTCTTTGTCGGCTAAATTATTAGTAGCTCTTCTTCCACCTAGTACTCCATTTTTTAAATTAAGCATAGATAGTCTTGCTTTATTGAAAGAAGGAGGACAAGAAGGATTAGAAACTGAAATAGATAAAGGATTACGCACCATTGAAAATGCTTTGATGGATGAGATAGAAGTTTCAAATGATCGTGTAGCGATGTTTGAAGCTCTAAAACATTTGATAGTAGGTGGTAATGTACTTTTATATTTAACAGATAAAGGATTAAAAGTTTATCCATTAGAAAAGTTTGTTTCCAAAAGAGATGATGTTGGTAACGTATTAGAAATCATCACAAAAGAATCTGTTAATGCACAAGCATTACCTTTAGAATTTTTAAACCAAATAAAGAAGAAAGAAAACTATGACGAAAAAACGATGGAAGATGACCTCGACATCTATACCTACATTAAAAGAATTAATGACGACCATATATGGTATCAGGAATGTAAAGGCGAAAAAATCCCAGGCACAGATGGTAGATCAAAAATAGATGTCTCTCCCTGGATTTTATTACGTTGGGTACGAATTGATGGAGAAAATTTTGGTCGTGGGTATGTAGAGGAGTATCGTGGCGACCTTATATCTCTTGAGTCTTTAACGCAAGCAATCATAGAGGGTGCTGCTGCTAGTGCAAAAGTATTGTTCCTTGTAAATCCAAATGGTCAGACGAGAGCAGCAACTTTAGCAAAGGCTCCTAACGGTGCAATACGAGAAGGATCTGCTGCTGATGTATCTGTAATGCAAGTAGGGAAGTCAGCAGATTTCGCTGTTGCACAACAAGCGATGCAACGTATTGAAGCCAGACTTGCTGATGCTTTTCTTATGGCTAGTTCTATACAAAGGCAAGCTGAAAGAGTAACAGCAGCCGAAGTAAATATTATGGCTCAAGAACTTGAGAACTCGCTTGGTGGGGTCTACTCTATTTTAAGTCAAGAATTTCAATTACCCTATCTCAAGCGTAGGATGCACATGCTTGTACGTTCTGGTAAAGTACCAAAGCTTCCAGATAAGATTGTGAAACCTAAAATAGTAACTGGTATCCAAGGTCTTGGAAGAGGTAATGATAGAAATAAACTAATTGAATTTATTGGAACGGTAGCCCAAGCTTTAGGTCCAGATGTTATGAGACAATATGTAAATGTAGATGAAGCAGTCAAACGACTTGCAACATCTATAGGTATCGAGACTACTAACCTAGTTAAGAGTCAAGAGGAGATAGCAGCAGAAATGCAAGCTATGCAACAGCAGCAATTGATACAACATCTTGGACCTGCTGCTCTAGGATCGCCTTTATTAGATCCTAAAAATAATGCACAGGCACAACAATTAACGGAGGAAACTAATGCCAACCAAGAAGCCAGATCCTAAAGCTGAAACAACAACTACTGAGGTAGCAAAAGCTGTAGTAAGCGAAATTGGTGTCATAGAAGAACCTACTTCTAGCGAGCCAAAGGTGGTCAAGACCAAAAATGGTAATACAATTACTTATAACTAATAAAATTTCATGACTTCATCTCAAGTAAATGTTTCTGAAACACCTCCTATGTCTCAGGAGGATCTGCAAAATCTTGCTAAAAACGAGACTGATGAAAACGGTCTTATCTTAGGTAAGTTTAAATCTGTTGAAGATTTAGCTGCTAGCTACAAAGAACTAGAAGGTAAACTTGGAACGGTAACAGAAGAAGACCAATCGCAAGCAACAGAGGAAGGTGAAGAACAAGAATCTAATTCTGAATTAAACTATGAAGAACTTTATGGTGATGGTGTCTACTCTGTCCTACAGGAAGTAGGTATTGACCCAGAAGATATAAGTAATAGATTTATGGAAGAAGGTGGTTTAAATGATGATGATTATGCCAAGTTACTTGAAGGTGGTTTCTCAAGGACTTTAGTTGATACATACCTTGAAGGATTAAGATCTACTGGTAATGTAATGGAGATCGCTGGTCAACAGATACAAAGTATTAAGGACTCAGTAGGTGGTGATGAAAGCTATGGTCAAATGGTAAGTTGGGCTTTAGATAATTTACCTGCTGCTGAAGTTGATGCTTTTAATCAACTAACAGAAACAGGTTCTGCTCCAGCTATTAAAATGGCAGTACAAGGTCTTTATTCTCAATACAATAATGCTATGGGTATCGAACCAAACTTAGTAACAGGTCGCTCATCACAAAGCGGACCTGCTCCATACAGATCAACAGCAGAAGTAGTTACTGCTATGTCTGATCCACGCTATGGTAAAGATGTTACATACACCGAAGATGTTCAAAGACGTTTAGGTGGTAGTGACGTATTTACTGGTCGTTAATTATGGCTAACAAACCTGCTAACCCTAAGCTTTATGCAAGAATAAAAGCAAAGGTAAAAGCAAGGGTCAAAAAATGGCCTAGTGCTTACGCAAGCGGACAGCTTGTAAGAGAATACAAAGCAGAAGGTGGTACTTATCTTTCTTAATTATGGCTTTATCTGACAAACAAAAAAAGAATCTCGATAAAACTGGTGATGGTAAAATCACTAGAGAAGACCTTATGATTCTTCGTGCAAAAAAGAAAAAGAAGAATGGCAAAACTTACACTTAATCAAATGAGAACTCTGAAAAAACATTCAGAGCATCATTCAAAAAAACATATGGATATGATGAAGAAGCTAATGCGTGAGGGCTTTTCATTTAAAGCTGCACATAACAAGGCACAAAAACAAGTAGGCAAATGAGTCTAAAAAGATGGTTCAAAGAAAAGTGGGTTGATGTTAAAACAGGCGAACCTTGTGGTCGTAAAAAAGGAGATGGCAGACCTTACCCTGCTTGCAGACCTACAGTAAAAGTTAATAAGAAAACACCAAAAACTACAGGTGATATGACTAAAGAAGAAAAAGAAAGATTTAAAAAAGAAAAGACAGGTCCAAAAAATATTACCTACCAACACAGAAAGAAAAACAAAGAAAGAAAAAAGTTAAGACTTGCATAAAGGTGTTATATTTTAAGTAGCTTACATTTTTTATGTCTAAGGGAGTATCTCTACGCAAAGAACATAAAGATCCCAAAGGTGGTCTTAATGCAAAAGGTCGTAGAAAATACAACCGAGAAACAGGTGGAAACTTGCAAGCTCCTGTTACTAAAAAGACAGGTCTTTCTCCTAGACAAAAAGCAAGAAGAAAATCTTTTTGTGCAAGGATGTCAAAGGTAAAAGGACCATGTAAAAAAAATGGCAAGTTAACTCGCAAAGCTCTCGCTTTAAAACAGTGGAATTGCGAACCTTGTAAAAATTAACAAAACGAAAATCTTAATATCAAAAGTGCCTGATGCGTCAGATACCACTTGAGAGAACAGACAGTAGTGAAGTTAGTTTCTCAAATTATTCAAACAACTTAAAGGATTTTTATTATGGCTAACGCCACAGTATCTCGCCTTGGTTTGGTGGACAATACAGGAACAAACTTTAACGAGTTGTTCCTTAAAGTGTTTAGCGGAGAGGTTCTTACAGCCTTTGCTCGCAATAACATTTTCAATGAGCAACTACATTCTGTTCGCACCATAACCTCTGGCAAATCAGCACAGTTTCCTGTAACAGGAACAGCAACTGCTGCGTATCATACTCCTGGAACCCCATTAGTAGGTGCTAACCAAATCAGACATGGTGAGCGTATCGTGTCTATTGACGACCTGTTAATATCACAGGCTTTCGTCAGCAATTTGGATGAGCTTAAGAATCATTTTGACGTAAGGGCAACTTACGCTGATGAGCTAGGTAAGGCACTTGCTAAAACATACGATCAAAACGTAGCGAAGGTAATTGCAAATGCGTCAAGAGCATCTTCAACACTTACAGGTATTGCAGGTGGACTTACCTTAACTCTTGGTTCTGGTAATACAGCTTCAGCTAACGTATCTGGTGATGAAATAGCAGCAGCTATTTATGACATTGCTCAAACATTTGACGAGCGCGACATTCCTCCTACAGACAGATTCTGCGTATTACCACCTGCTGAGTATTACAAACTTGCTGAGTCTGCTACAAGAACTGTAGACGTTGACTTCAACCCAGGTGGAAATGGTTCGTTTGCATCAGGTCGTGTACAAATGATTGCAGGTATTCCTGTAATGATGAGTAACAACATACCTCAATCAAACGTATCTTCTAACCCAAGTGGAGCTAACAACACCTACTCAGGTGACGATAGTAAAACTATTGGATTAGTCTTCCATAAGTCTGCTGTTGGTACAGTAAAACTCATGGACATGACAACTGAGATCTCAGGCCAGGACTACGGTATTATGTACCAAGGTACATTGCTCGTAGCGAAGTACGCACTCGGGCATGGAATCCTCAGACCAGAGTGTGCAGCAACTATCAAGCTATCTGCTTCCTAACTTACTTGCAAGAGTACTCAGCAATGGGTACTCTTCTTTTATTACCAAAAAAAATCATGGGTTATCACACTAAAAGTACTAAAAAATCAACTACTAAAAAAAGTAGCAAAGGTACTAAAAAAGGATATTAATTATGGACAGTAATAGAGATTCTTTAAAAATTAAAAAATCTAAAAAGAAAAAACTAAAACCTCATGAAATGTTTCAAAAATTTCTAAGAAAAAAGTATGATGATGAAAAAGAAGTAAGCAAATTTGGCATCATTTCTAAGGGCAGAAAAGCTAGAGATGAAGCTTTGAAAAAATTAAATCAGTATTAAATTATGTCTATTGCTGCAACCTCTGAACTAGAAAGCGTCAACATAATGTTGGCTGCCATAGGTGAATCTCCTATAAACACATTAACTGGTCTTTTACCTGTTGATGCTCGTTTAGCACAATCTACTTTAGCTGAAGTTAACAAAGGGGTGCAAAGCGAAGGTTGGTCTTTTAATACAGAAATAGACGTTACCTTTACTAAAGACAGTACAACCAAAGAAATAGCAATAGCTACTGATATTTTAAGAATAGATCCTAATATTCATCAACACCCTTCAGTTGATGCAATACAACGTGGATTAAAAATGTATGACAGATTAAATAATACGTATGAATTTGATGAAGATCTTATTTGTACAGTTGTATATTTTCGACCTTTTACTGAGATACCAGAACCAGCAAGATATTATATAACAATAAAAGCTGCTCGAATATTTGTTGACCGATTAGTAAGTGATCAAGGATTAAGAACATTTACAGAACAAGATGAGTTGAGAGCAAGATCAGTTCTTATGGAGACTGATTTAGCAAATGCTGATCATAATATATTAAGAGGTGATCCATCATTAACAAGTGTTTTTGATACCTATTCACCAGCAAACGCACTCATTAGATAGTTATGGCACTTGTATCAAGAGCAATTCCAACATTGCTTAGAGGAGTATCACAGGCTGCTGATTCTACGAAGCAAGCAGACCATGCTGATATACAGGACAATGCAAATAGTGATCCTGTCCTGGGACTTGCAAAGCGTTCTGGTACACAATTTATAGCCAACTTAATAACAAGTGGATTACCTATTGGTAATGCTCATGTCAAAATTATTAATAGAGATGCAACAGAAAGATATGTAGCTATATTTTTTGCAAATGATGTAAGAGTATTTGAATTAGATGGTACAGAAAAAACAGTAAACAAACCTGATGGTGTTGGTTATTTATCTTGCAGCGATCCACGATTACAAATAAAAACAATAACCATTGCTGATTTTACTTTTGTTGTTAATACAACTGTTACTACGGCTATGGATTCAACATTGTCATCAGGAGGTATTACACAAGCAATAGTATTTTTTAATCAAGTAACTGATGCTACTGTCTATTCTGTAACAGTAGATGGAGTTACTGCTACAAAAGACACATCATCA